TGCTCAGCTCTGGCAGGGCATGCCGCGTGTGGATCTCACCACGGACCAGCTTGTCTACCGGCCCCGTAATATTGTGCCTCGGGGTGGTATCTACAGCTCATATCTATATGGGCAAAGCCCCAGTGAAGGCTTAGCAACCGAGATCGAAATTGGTATCCAGCGCCTAGCCTACGTCTACGCCTACTATGATAAGGGAGCGCTCTCAAATCTGATCCATGTGGTGCCTGCCCGAGTGGATGCGGATGAGTTGAGGCAGGCGATGCAATGGGTTAATGCCGAGCTATCCGGCAACTTTGGAGCCCGTCGTAAGTACCGCATCATCCAGGGCTTCCAAGAGGATGGCAAGCCGGACCAGTTCCTTGAGCCCAAGGAGCCAATCCTGGCCGACCTGTTTGACGACATCATGATTCGTAAGTTCGCCTTCGTGTACGGCAGCTCGGCCCAGCGCCTTCAGAAGCAGCTCAACCGCGCCAGCGCCCAGGCCAGCCAGCAGGCAGCCAATGAGGAAGGCATCCGGCCCTGGATGACTTGGACCAAGAAACGGATTGATTTCCTGATCCAGGTAGTTATGGGGATGTCCGATTACGAGATAACATTCTCCCCCTACTTCGAGACGGACTATGCCAAGCGATCCAAGGCGGATACGGATTACTTGAAGGAAGGCGCTCTGACTCGCAATGAGGTGCGCGAGGATCTGGGCCGCGATCCGAGTAAGAACCCGGATGCAGATAAGCTGATGATTACTACGCCGAATGGCACCGTGGAGCTGGGGGAGACCATCGTAAGTGGTAAAGGGGGTGATCCAGCCGGACCTACTCCCTCAGCTCCGAAGCCTCCGGCTGGCAAGGTAAACGGCCATGCGGCGCTGATTGAGAGGGGGGCCTAGCTATGACCCGCAAGATTGGTTTTGCCCAGATCTTCAAAGTTGATGAAGCCAAGCATGAGGTGTGGGGCATTCTGACCGAGGAAACTCCAGACTCCATGAACGAGATCTTCGATTATGACTCCAGCAAGCCCTACTTTGAGGCGTGGTCCGAGCGCACCAAGAAAGTTACTAACGGGCTTTCTCTCGGGGCGCTTAGAGAAATGCACCAACTGATTGCTGTTGGCAAGCTGATTGCGATGAACTGTGATGATGTGCTGAAACGCATCAGCATCGGTGCCAAGGTGGTTGACGATGACGCCTGGATCAAAGTCACCGAAGGGGTCCTTACCGGCTTCAGTATCGGCGGGCGCTTCGTTGATACCTGGAAGGACAAGAAGAACAAGCGCCTCACGAGATTCACTGCCGATCCCATCGAGGCGTCTCTGGTGGATGTTCCCTGTCTGCCGACCGCAGTGTTTGAGTCCATCAAAGCAGACGGTACAGTTGAGACCAAATCTTTCAAAAATACGGAGGTGCCTATGGCTTCTGGAGCGTTGGACGCGCTCGTCAGCAGAATCGACTCAATCACGGATGACCTTCAAGCCTTGAAGGCCGAGAAGAAGACCAAGCGGGTAGCGGGGGAGGATCTGACTGCCAGCGCCTTCGCATATGTTGGAGATCCAAGCGACACCTCAACTTGGAAGCTTCCTATCTCCTTCTCCAGTGAGGAAAAAACCAAACGTCACATCCGAAGTGCCCTAGCTAGATTTAACCAGACCAAGGGCATCCCGGAATCCGAGAAGCCAAAGGTCCACGCCCGGATCGTGGCTGCGGCCAAGAAGCACGGCATAGACGTTGCCGAGGAAGACTCCAAGGCTGCGGAATTCTCCGCCCTGGTGGAGGAAGCTATCACCAAGGCTTTGACCGAGACCGGATTCACCAAATCCCTCCAGAACATCAGTGATCTCACCAGCATCCTGACTCAGTTGCGCTGGGTGCTGATGGATGCGATGTGGGAGGCCGAGTTCGAGGGTGGAACCGGGGACGACCGGGATGCCGCCATCGCAGTGGAAGTCGAAGCTGCCATGCAGCACCTGATCGAGATCCTGAAAGATGTAGTGGAGGAGGAAACCTCCGAGCTACTTGCAACGAAGAAAGCCGCCGCTTTGGCGGAAGAAAGGACAATCAATATGAAAGACTGGGTTGAAATCCAGAAAAAGGCGGCTCATCTGGCGGCTCACTTCCGCAAGGCGGCTGCTCATCACGCGGCAATGGCCGAGCATCACAAGGCTGCACACGAGGAGCACACCGGCCTGCATGAGTCTCATGCGGCAATGTGCAAGGCGTGCAAGGCCGAGGGCGATGGCGACGGCAAGGACGATCTGAGCGCTCTGCACAAGGCGCTCCACGCTCACCACAAGGTAGCTATGGGTCACCACAAGGCCCTGGCGGCTCATCACCTGAAGATGCATAAGGCCCATGCAGCTCATGCCGAGCATCACAGCAAGATGGCGGACGGTTACGACGGTGAAGAGAAGGCAGCCCGCCTGGAAGTTGAGAAGGCTGGCGGCAAGATCGAGACCACTCCGTTTACCGTGGAGGACATCCGCAAGGCGTTCTCCGACAGCGTATCCGAGCTGGTGAAGTCGCTGGCTCCGGCACCGGCAGCCACGGAGCCTGCCACTTCAACAACCCCGGCTCCGGCCCCCGACCTTGCCAAGGCTCTGGCAGATCTCCAGACGGCGATCTCCGGCTTGCCCAAGATGGTCGAGGACGCGGTGAAGAAGCACGACGAGTCCCGGCCTGCTCCGAACCCCACCGGTTTCTCTCTCGTGCCGCGCACCATCACCGGCAAGGCCGCAGGCACCACCACCGATCCGAAGACCGATACCAACGGGAAGGTGCCCGCCGAGATCCACCTTTCGGAAGACGCTACCGGCTTCTAAGCCAACCCACTCAGACCCGCATATTCCCCCCTTGGCTGCGGGTGCAAAACTAATTAATCGAAACGGAGAATCAGAATGAGACACGATCTTCACAGTCTTTTGCACCAGGACGACTACCGGCTGTTTCGCGGCCAAGTCGCTGAGTGGGCTGCCAAGGCTTACAAAGCGTCACTGGACACCGGGGAACTGACGCGGATGGATGAGTTCAAGGACCACGGCATGCTGGCCTGGGACTTCCTCACGCAGGAATTCGGCGGCACCAAGCTGGCCAAAACGGCCATGCAGCAGAAGAGCCGCGAAGCCGTGGCAGCCAAGGCCATCGGCGCGATGTTCGAGCAGATGCATAAGCCGAACCTGAGTAAGACCGGAGTCAATACGGCGCTCGGGTTCAACTTCTATGACTTGCGCGGACCTGTCAGCTTCCTGTACCCGGTCAATACCCCCTTCCGCAATGCGATGGCCCGTCATGGCCGCGTCAATGCGGGAGTCGGCACGGCGGCGCACTGGATGGCAACCAAGAATCCGGGAGTGATCTACGGCGGTGTTTCGGAAGGAAACCGCAACGCCTTCGCTTCGCCGGACAACAACCAGTACATGGCCGCGTATAAGGAAATCGGCGGAGAGCGCGATGTGACCTTCACTGCGGAATTCGCGGGCGAGGGTTTCACGGACAACTTGGCCGATGAGCATATTCGCGGCCTGCATACTCTGTTCCTCCAGGAAGAGGGCATGCTGCTCAATGGCAACAGCGGCACCTCCGGCGTCGGCTTCAAGCTGGGCACTCCGGCAGCTCCGACCAACACTCGCAGCTCCGCGACCAGCGGCGGCTTCGGCAGCACTACCTATGTTTCGGCCTGCGTAGTCTATCTGACCGGCATGGGCAATCCTAACAACACCCAGTACGGCTACGGTGTGTTCCCCACGACCACGGCTGGCCTGACCCCGAACTACAAGCGCACCAACGCCGATGGTTCGGTGGATATCATTGCAGGCGGTATGTCGGCAGTTAGTGCCATGAGTGCTGTAGTTACCTGCGACTCCACTCACCAAACTACCGTACTGACGGTTCCGTCCGGCACCAAGGGCGTCTACGGGTACGCATGGTTCGTCAATACGACCGACCAGACCAACCCGTCATTGGCCAATGCCTATCTGGCGGCTATCACCCAGAACCCGACCTATACGGTCACGGCTGCGG